CGGATAGTGGCCATGCCATTACCTGCTTTATCAACTTCTGGACGCCAGAAATTATCGACCTTTGTATTGCCTTCGGTTGTTTGGGAGAGTGCCTCGACTGCTTTAGATAGTTTGTCAAGGTTGCCAGATTGGCGTTTTAGATTTGCAAAACTCATAGTATTTCCTTTCGTATTAAACGGAGTATTAAACGGTGTATAAACAACTTATCCACGAACTTCTCATTATATAATAGTATTTATCCAATGTCAAGTGTACATTTTCAAAATACCTAACGTGGTCATGGTATCTGTGTGAAGTATACCAACACCACCTTCTCTACGCCATTGGTCAATATTAACTGGTGTATCATCAATCAATATTGAATTGGCATTAGAAAAATCTTTTTTCAATCTTTTACCTGGTACCAAATTGACCTTGAAACCAATATTGTGAGTTTGTAACCACATTAGTTTCTGAGCCCTAATATCAGCATCACGTTTTTCGGATGATGTAGAAGATAATATCTCAGTAGGTATATTCAACTTACTAAGATAGTTTAATAACAATACGGCATCTGGCATTAGGTCTAGTGTTGCAAATTGCTTTGTGGCAATAAACCCATCAAAAAATTTATAAAACTCTTTTTTATCTTCTGCTTCTTTTGGCTCCATTTTGTATAATTCTTTATACCTTTTATTGAAGTCAGCAATCACACCATCCATGTCCAAGTAAATCTTCGTAATCTTATGCATGCTCTTTAATTTTTTCTTTTAAAATTTCTTTAAACTTCTGTTTATCGTAATTAATAAACGGTGTGTATTTTTTTATAATTCTTCGGTGTGTTGGCCAAACAATATCTTCAGTAATTTGTTTTTCCCACCGTGGCATACAATCAAATATATCGATTAGAATACAAACTGTTTCCAATTTAATCTGATCGTGCATCATTTTGGTAATTAACATTGGCCAACCGCCATCAATAGGTTTAAAGTAATCATCAATGTGCCAGAACTCAGCGCCATCAACACTATCGAACATATACATTATATCATTCTCAAAGGTATATGTCAAGCTTTGTTGAGTTTTTTGCCACTTGGTATAGTTCTCATCACCATCTTGAAGTAAATCACCCACCCAATCACCTTTGCCTTGTATAAAATTGGCAACATAAAAATCCTTGAGTTCTTCTAGATTGTATTTTCGGGATAATTTATAGAAATGGTATTTTGATTTGTTTGTACTAAATGTGGATTTAGATACATTTGTCTTACCATTGTATTTGAAGTAATCGTAAGAATCGGAAGTAAAGTGCAGCTTCAATGCGTTCCATAGAGCATAGGCTGCAAAGCCTGTGTTCTCGGTCATATCGGCAGTTTCGAACTCTTTTTCAACATATTGTTTTCTTGTGCTTCATCTTTAATCTTTGCTTTAAGTGCAGACGATATAAGAGTGGCGGCCACTTCTATTTCAAGTTCTGTTTCTTTGCAATGGTGACAAATGGCATCCATATAACCTAAATGTTTATCTGTCACCAGTTTTTCAATCATTATACTAAATTCTTTAATTTCATCACGACTTGGCATATTAAATTCTACTATAAAATATATGATTACCTATTTTTATTACAACCTTGTTTTTATTCCATCCAGGATTCACGTAAGTTGCATGGTAATACAATGCATTTGTTTCTGCTATTTTATCATGTAATACTGGAACTGTCAATGCTCTTTTTGCAATTAAAAGAGATTCTTCCCATCTATACCGATCTTGTCCGTGTACCATTTCTTTAACCATGCAAGTCCATGAGAATTGGCAAACTGTTCTGAGATTGGCATCTGTGGTCTTTTGATAGACTACAGCACAGATGTCTGTTGGGAATTGGCCACTTTTAACACGATTGAGTGTTACTTGTGCAACGGCTAACTTGCCTTCATATGATTCACCAGCAGATTCATAGTAAATATTTTTGGCAAGGCATTCAACTTGTTTGTTGTAACTCGCAGCAACTTGTTTTTCTGTTGTTGACGATATAAATTCTTTTGATAGTGTGGGTACAGTAAACAAAACAGCAATCGCTGTTAATGCAGCTGTAACTAAATTAATTTTTGGAAGATTAAACTTCATCTTATCTCCTTGTTAAAGGCGGCCGAAGCCGCCATCTCCAATTACGAATTTGATTTCGATTTTATTTTAACTTCAGGTTGTGGAGTGGTTTGAGAAACGAATTGATTGAGAGCTTCCGCTTTCTTTACAATTTCATCTTCGGTGGGAAATGGCGGTAAGGCCGGGAAATCAGGTGATGATGTACCAGCAATTTTTGCTGAATCTACCTGTGTATGCCATTGCTGTTGTAGAGAATCATGTCTAGTGTGATAATCATCAGTTAGCATATCTTTGGCCATTTTTAAGAGTTCTAGCCGTATCTCATAAGGTGTCATACTCATTTACTTCTCCTTTTGTGTGTGTTTATGTGTATTACCAGCGGTTTGTGTGTTGCTGGTGTTTTATTTATCCAGGTGATTCTGTTGCTAAGTTCACCTGGTGAAACTCCGCTTACCTTTTAGGCAGCAATTTTATAAACGCTTTCGTTTGCATTTAAAGTTTTGCTTCTTCGGCCGAGTGTTCTCAACCCTATCGTCTTTCGCATTGACGATTCTCCATTATTATACTAATCTGATAATCGAATCTATTCGCCCCCATTAGGAACTACACTAGACCAGTCTGGCTCTGTTTGCTACCGATAACTCGGTTCGTCCCAATGTAGTTGCTGGTGGAGGCGGTGGGATTCGCACCCACGTCTTACCAAACGTTTTAATAACTTCTACGAATTATTTCAAAATAAAAAGTATTGCTAATACACCTACAGCGAATGCACAGGCACCCATGTAGAAAGCAAAACTTTTTACTTTATATTCTTTTACACAATCTTTGCTAGGCATTATAGAATCCTTTCTAGTAACCAAATAACAAAAAGAAAACTTAGACCACCAGCCAAAAATTTTAAAGCCCCGTACTGTCTTTCATTCTGCTCGGGAGTGCAGAGTTTTTTCCAATATTTGTTCATAGTGTTCCTATTATAAGTGTTTATACTTATATAGGCAACCAGCCGACTCAATGTTTACCACTTTATGGACACCAACTGGTCTTAGCTTCACCATAGTATTCTCTTGCATAACCTTGTTGGATCAACATGGAACGCAACGATTGACCATTCAACAATACGTCACCTAGGACACGACCACCATACTTGTCCCAACTCATTAATACCACTTGCCGAGTTGTGGCCTGTTCTACCATTTTTTTGGTAAATGCCGTGGCCGCCTGTCCTCGGGCATCTTCTGACGGACATTGAGCACGATGGCCTTTCTCTGGTGTATCAACACCAAATACACGAATTGATAATTCTTTCTTTAATGGTTCTGGCAACCATAATGCTTGAAATGCCACAGTATCACCATCAATAACTCTAGTGAGTGTCGCATTATATGTCACACCTTCTTTTTGTTTCTGTGCAAAAGCCAACATTGGCACAAATAATAATACCATTAATAATTTCTTCATTTGTATTGGTCCTTATAAAATTGTATGGCCTTTACCAAACCATCGATATGATGTTCTGTTTTTTCTTGGAATAATAAAGGTTGTTCATCTTGTACTGCCATGATGATGACCAAATTATTTATTGGGGCACCAATCAGTTCTTCATACATGAGTGCATACGCTGATGTTTGCCAGAAATAATCTTCAATTTCTACTTTAGATTTTATTTTCTTAGATGTTTTAAAATCAATCACAGATAACACACCATCAAATTCACCGATACAATCTACACGACCTGCCATGCCTAATTGTTTAGACCATAGTGCCTGTTCTTGGTAATGAATGTTATTGATACGATTGAGTAATGGCTTGATTGATTTAAACATTTCTTTGGCATCAGGCATAATATCACCTAACGATTCATTGTTTAAATAACGTTCACATAATGTATGAACATTGGTGCCACGACCTGTGGCGGCTTTTGATATTCTATTGGCTTCCACTTCACCAACTCTTTTACGCCACGCCATAATGGCATCTTTCTTCTGTGCACCAAGAACTGTGGTGACCGATGGCAACTTCGTACCATCGTCTAGTGTGTAATAACGCTTACCATCAGGAAAGGTTTCAGATTTTAAATCTTTTAGTTCTTTTGGTGTGCAATAGTTAAACATAATCTATATCAAAAACAAACACATTTCTTGGCAAATCACTGTTATGTATTCCAACTGCATGCCATAAATTTGGTGAGTGTATTATCAATTCTCCCTCAATAGGTTGTATGGTGTATATATCTTCTTCATTTATATTTTTTAATTCTTCATAATCTTTTCCATTTTTCACAAAGATTAAATCAGAACTATTTTCTGGTGCGTCAACATAAAAAATGGCAACAACATCTGGCTGTGTAAGATGTTTGTGGCATAACCCATAACCACCTTTTTTTAATTGATTTGCCCAACTCTTTTTATAATACACAGTATTTCTATCTTTGGCAATACCTAATTGATTTTTATATTGTAAGAGTTGTACATCAATCCATTTTATAAGATTGTTGATACCAGGTAAATCAGTAATTGAATATGGCTGGCCAACAGTTGTTAGTCCACCACCCCTATGTGAATCTGTATTATTTTTTCTATCTCTATTGATAACATATGGAGATTGAAATACCATATTAATACTTTGGCTTAGTTCTTTGTTATGATATAGTGTCGAATCTTCACATTGTATTCTTACCACAAATTCATCAAATACATTAATTATGTTCATTAATTAAATGTTCCAAATATTCTTGATGAAAAAACAATTTCTCACTATTAATTTGAAATGCTGTTGGCATATCAAAATCTGTTCTATTAAATTTTGGATATTCAGTTTTTAACATACTTTTTGCAATCTCTTTATTAAAGAATCTTACACCAGAACCAACTTGATGCCAACTACTCTCAGAGAAAACACCGTTAAAATCTTGGTTGCCTCCAATTCTATTGGAATCCAACATACTGAGATATTTGAAATCATACTCTTTTGGTATTGTATTTTTATTTAATTCATCCAAATCATGGAGCATTGGTAGTTTTTTATTCTTTGTTGTGAAAGTTTTCCAAAAATCACTATCACTTCTTTTTGTTATGTAATGATATTGTAAGAAGTTTAATATGTTTCTATTGATGTCTTTAGCCAGACGGTTTAAATAATCAATTGAATTCTCATTACAATTCATAATGTCTTTACTTCTTTTGCCCCATTCATTCAATAACAATATACTAACCCAAATACTTGTTGCTTCAAGTGGCTCGACAAAGCCAGAGCTTAGTCCAATACCCATACAATTTTTGATACAGACTTTATCATAAACTCCAGGTTCAAATGTAAATATTCTTGGGCTAACTATTTCATGGCCAAAATATTCTTCAATTTCTTTTTTTACTTCTTCATCAGATACAAAACTTGAATCAAACACATAACCACAACCATACCTGCCTTGAACAGGTATTCTCCATATCCAACCATATTTCATTGCAATTGCTTCAGTATAAGGTGGTATTTCTTTACTATCATCTTGTACGAAAAAAGGCATTGCTCGATTAACTGGCAAATGATCTTTATACGAAATCCATTTGGTCTTATAATGATTGCCTACGAGTAATCTTTTGAAACCAGAACAATCAAAAACGTAATCAGTAAAGTGTTCAGTACCTTTTTTTAGGTTGAAACCTGTAATTTTATTCTCATCATCACAATTGATAGAAATGATTTCATCATCAATCAATACAACTCCTCGCTCTAAGGCAAGAGATTGTAAATATTTGGCCAATAGACTGGCATCAAAATGCAAGGCATATGTGCCTTTGGTGCTCTTAGTTTCTTTGTCATGTTTAACTTGAAACTTATCAGAAATCAATGAGGTTAATAATATATCGTTTAAATTTTTACCTTCTGAAATATTATCAAGGTAATATGGTACGAAATCGAAATTATCTTTTTGCCTTACGCTTTCCAAATTCTCTAATATATCAGTAAAAGAATGATAGTAATATTCACCGTCACCATTCCAATTAGTAAATTTTATTCCGTTCTTTAATGTGCCTTTGGCATATTTGACAATACCAGATATTGGAACATCTATTGATTTTAAGAAATCTATGAAATGTGTGGTGGTGCCTTCACCAGCACCTAGAATACCTATTTCACTACTGGCAATTACAGTAATATCACAATCTTTATGATTTTTTTGTAAATACAATGCGGTCAACCAACCTGCTGTACCACCACCGACTACGGTAAATTTAAACTTGTTCATGATTATTGTTTCTTTATCTCGCCTTCATAATAATCTT